TTGCCTACTTTACCAAAGCTACGGGTACTCATAGGTCAAACTCCTCAGAATTAGTATCCTCAATGTCGTAAATAAGTGCCATGATGTACTGGTCAACTTGCATATGCTTTTGTAGTATTTCTGGGTGATAGTCCAACTCATCTTGAACTTCACGCACAAGCTTATGGGCAATGACCAGCTTATTTAATAACTGTTCTTTCACGATATACCCCCTGTATATACAACATATACGATAGCTGGTATGCCAAAGGCAATCAGCCCCCCAATTACACCCAATAAAACATCTTTCATAATTCCCCCTTTGTTAAAACATGGTCAGTATAACCAATAGTCAAACTTATTTTGTTAGGAAAAACCCTAGTGTATGGATATACAGTAAAGGTGGGCTACTCGCTGCAGTGGGCAGAGGCTATAACAACCATTCCCGCATTTCCACCATCCGCTTTGGCCCGTAATAGGTGGGGTGATAGCCCGTGAAGGTTGGGCGGGGGAAGCCCAGCTACCACCCCGTTGTCATTATAGTTTGTTTTTAGCCCTGTAAAAGGCCAACAAGTGACTAAAACATTCCCACCCGATTCTCAGGTCATCTTCAGGTATCTCTAGTAGTTTAGCCTTGTTTTCAACGGCATTGACATACACAATGGCGCACCTTGCGTTAGGCATCTCAAAGCCGTGCCTATAAGCCGCTAACTGCATATGGTGGTCAAAATAAGTATCGAGCTTATCCACATCCTTTTCGGTGGTCTTAAAGTCAATTACAAAACCTTCTGTTTTGGGGTGGTAATGGGGTCGGCTAATCAAGTCGCATTTACCGCCATAGCCACCGTGGGCAAAGGACTTCTCAGCAACCCACAACTGTGGCCCAAAATGCTCGTTTATAGCCTTTTCTACGACACGGACATAGGTTGGTAACTCAGGTAGGTAAACGCCCTCGTAAAACGCTTCTATGACCCCGTGAACTTGTGTGCCACGCTCGGCAGCTTTCTTGGCGGTTTCTTTGCTATCGGATACAACCCGACTTAGCCATTCTTCCTCAGTTTCGCCCTCATTACGGGGCAAAGTTAAGGCGGCTAGAATTGCCTGTTGTTGTTTCCATACATCAAGGGCTGGCTTGGCAGCGCACCCGATAATGGTGGTGACTGACGGTAAAAGACCCTCTTTACGGGCATCTCGCACCGTTGTATTGCGCATTTTGCCGTTAGAGCCAACTACTGTATAAGCTGGCTCGCCATTAGGCAGATACCAGTGACCACTTTCACTTGCTATTTCCTTCACTAACATACATCCCCCTGTTAAAAATTAAGCTGCTAACGACAGTATATCCTTGCGTTCTGATTCGTTGGTCACACGCTCGGCACACGCATGAACCACGCTTTTAATGACGGTTTCTAAGTCCTCAACTGCAAATCCGATGATAGGTACTTCCTCATCGTAGCCCCGTTCTTGAAAAGTCTTAACGGTGTATTTGGATTCAATCACATCTTTAATCGCATGGTTCATGGCTTTCTCCTAAAGGTTATTCCCCCTAGAATGGAACGCTCAAGTCCTCATCATCCTCAATGGCGTTGATGATTTTTCGCTTTCCGTTTTGAAACTCTGCCGACTGCATGATTTGATTCTTCAAGCCATCGGACAGACCATCAAATACTGCTTGGTCAAACTTCTGCATATCAAACAGAAGTGTTGGGTTTACGCCCTGTGGTAAGCCAGCTTTAGCGACTACGGCTGGTACGGGCGTAACCGCTACCGCATCGGCATAGGTCTTTCCATTGGATTCTCTATGCTGAACGGTAATCATGCACCACTTGTCTAATAGGTTTGTAAGGTCAAAGCCCCGCAACTCATCATCGGTAAATGATTTGCCACGCCAAGATTCCAAGTCCTTCCGTAACGAAGCCTTTTCGCCTAGCGATAGCGTGTAATTGCGGGTTTGGATTAAGGGCTTGCCTTCATCGGTCTTTAGGTCATCACCGTGCAATTCCCAAAAAAACTTGACCTTACGCAACATATTGACTTTGCCCATGTACTCGGACTTTTGCGTACCGAGGTCAATAATGCGGTACAAACGAGCCAAATGTGACCCAGTTGGTGCAATCTTAAATTCTTTCACGGGTGCGCTTCCTGTAACTATCATTTCTTTCCCCCAAAAATATTTCCAAAGTCATTAAATACTTCACCCAACACAGGGATAACCCTAGTCTTTTTAGGGAATCCACTTGCATAGCGAAGCGTGTCTATTTGTGAAGCGGTTAGCATATTGCCCTGTTCTAAGTCCTCAAAAATCACGGTTAGTTCATATTCAAGTTCAGATTGAGCATCCATCATTTGTCTATCATCCATAAGTTTCTCCATAAGTTAACCTGAGTAGTCAGGTAACTTTACTATAAACCTTTTTTTACCCATGTGCAATATTTTTTGTTAAAATATCAACTTAACCAATAAAAATACTTTTATGGACTTCAAACTTACACCCAAACAAATGATTCATTTATGCGGTGGCCCAGCCAAAATCGCCCGCAGATTCAAGGTAACCACTCAAGCCGTGCATCGCTGGCAAAACGAGGGATTACCTGCAAGTAAGCTGATGGAACTCGCAGCCCAGATTGAAAAGGAATCGCATGGGCTAGTTACCCGCAAGGATATGTTTCCGCAATCTTGGCATTTAATTTGGCCCGAACTTGCAGAGCGCAAAATTTAGGTTATACTTTGCTTGTCAGGCGTGGAAACTTGATAAGTTAAGGCTCTATTCACATGGGCTGGAATGACACAATTTAGTCGTAAACTTGTCAATCCTTCCACGCCCCAGCCCAGTTGAATAGAGCTTTTTCATTTAGGGCTTGACCTAGCCCGTTCTCAAGCGTGTTGCAACGGTAAAGGCTGTAATCCTTCAGAAGCGAAACGGCATTAGCCCCATGTTTTTGTTGCTAAATGAGCAAAAATTATGGAACTGTCCTGTTGTCGAAAGACAAGGGGAACTGGGTAGTCTTGGTAACGGCAGACCTGAACAAGCAAAAGTACCCATCATTTAGTTATACCGAAGTCCGAAACATCCGAACTCGAATAATTCATCCTATCTACGGATAGGAGTATTACGCCTTCAATCCTCACAAACCGACCCGAATACTAAAACCACGGGTTATACCAAAATATAACTTAAATGTTACATAAACTGACTTAATGTAATACTTATGAGTCATTACACATAAAGTTACACAATCACAAACATAATGCTTAGTTAGGGTAAGTCCTAATAAACTTTATTTGATAACGCATTACGATTACAGTATTAACACAGGGGGAATTATGAAATATTTAGCAGCTTTAGCAATTTTTGTAGCTACACCAATTTTTGCCCAAACTTATGTAATTACTGACCCACGGGGTTATGTTTCACAAACTGTACAAATACAAAGTAATTCGGGTCAAATAGTTGACAACCGTGGGTTTGTAACCCAAAGCATTACGGTTTATCCCAATCAAATCGTCACACCGCAAGGATGGGCAGTTGGCACACCGTCTTATACTGTGCCTATGTCACCCCCATCCCCACCATCACCACGAGTATTGCAATGAGCCGAGCCTACGAACTAGCTGATATGTTAGAAACACTTTGCGCCAAATCTGAAATTAAAGTTGGATTGGAAGAATTTGAGATTATGTTTCAGTCGGCTGAGTTGCTTAAAGAACAAAGCCTAAAAATCCGTGAGCTACAAATGCGAATTGATTCAATGACCGCTAGGGTGGAGTATTTATGAACGCATACGAATTAGCAGATATTCTTCAAGAATATTACGATGACTTTGATGGTAGTTTTCCAGCATTAGAAAAATCCATTGTTATGCTTCGCCAACAAGCAGACCGCATAGCGGAGCTAGAGAAAGTATCTAAACCAGTAGCTTGGATGGAATATATACAAGATGAAGAATGGGAAGTTTGGTATATAGAGCCAACAGATTTGCCAAAAGGTCATACATATAAACCACTTTACACTTCACCTCAAATAAAAGAGTTAAGTGATGAGGAAATAATCATTTTAAGACAAGACACCAATCCAAAAACAACCGACAACTGGGCAGACACCTTGTCGTTTGCCAGAGCTTTATTAAAGAAAGCGAGTGAGAAATGAATCACTACAAAATTTATGACGAGCATGGTGAATTAATGCGTACTGTTAAGACTAAACACGAAGCCGAGCATTTAATACAGACTTACACGGACTGGACTTACCAGTTTGTAAAAGCCGACAAACTTAAATTGGATTTGCCCGATGCGCCTTTTTAAATGGACTGGTACATTTTTGTGTTTGATTGGTATTGGACTAACCAGTATTAACGAATACCCTGCCAACATCATTTTTGGCTTTGTTGGTAGCGTAATGTGGGCCATAGCGGGTTGGAAGCAAGATGATTGGGCGTTGTTTTTAGTAGAATTTGCTGCGGTATTGATGTATTTTGTAGGGCTTTATTTGTATGTTTTTAACAACTTAACTAAATGGGGGATTTAGTGTGGAATTTGAGAAATTTTGGGAAGTTTGGCCTAAGAAAGTGGCTAAGAAAAAAGCTGAATTGGCTTGGCGTAAGCTCACCGAGCTTGAAAAGCGAGAAGCTATGGAAGCCTTGCCAAACCACATTAAATACTGGGAAGTTAAACGAACCCACATAGATTTTGTGCCTTACCCCGCAAGCTGGATTAATGGGGAGCGTTGGACTGACACTTTAGATATGACCCCCGCCAAAGAAAAAGTGGATAGGTCATGGATGTTTAGTCAACAAGGCATTGAAGCGAAAGCAAAAGAACTTGGCATTTTAGGAAATGGCTACGATACTTACGAATCATTAAAACGCAAGTGTATGGTGAAGTTAGGAATGGAACTTGAATGAGCAAGAACATAAACATCGCTGCGGTGTTAGGCAGTTGTGTAAATGGCGTGCAGAATGGGGGTTAGCAAAGTTTAGAGAATATCTATCAAAATACAAACTTGATAGTAATTCACTAAAAGACTTTGCTGACCAATGGAAAAAAGGTAACAAAGGTAATAAGGGGGAATGGATTGAATGAGTTGGCTCTTTTCGCAGGCGCTGGTGGGGGAATACTTGGAGGACATTTGCTCGGATGGCGAACCGTCTGTGCAGTTGAATGGGAAGCATACCCAGCAAGCGTATTGCTTGCCCGACAAAATGACGGAATACTCCCGCCTTTCCCGATTTGGGATGATGTTCAAACCTTTGACGGAAAACCGTGGCGAGGAATTGTTGATGTTGTATCGGGCGGGTTTCCATGCCAAGACATTTCTGCCGCAGGAAAAGGAGCAGGCATTGACGGAGAACGGTCAGGAATGTGGAAAGAGATGGCAAGGATTATTAGCGAGGTACGACCCCGATATGTCTTTGTGGAAAACAGTCCAATGCTCACTTCTAGGGGATTGGGAACAGTACTCGGAGACCTTTCCGCGCTGGGGTACGATGCGGAATGGGGAGTTATTTCAGCAGCCGATGTGGGAGCAAACCATCTTAGAGAAAGAATCTGGGTTGTGGCCCACACCCGATGCAAATTGTGGGAACAGGGGAACACAAGAAACTTGGCTACCAGTAAGACCGAGCGGACAACCAGCTCAATACACAATCAATCAGGCGGTCAGGGATTCGATGAAAATTTGGAGTACTCCAGTAGCCAGCGATACAAGCCACAGAAAGAAAAAATACGCACAGGGTGGAACAGCATTAAGCACACAAGCTGGTGGGAAATTGAACCCGATGTGGGTAGAGTGGCTAATGGGGTGGCCGCTGGGATGGACAGACTTAAATCCATTGGAAATGGACAAGTTTCAGAAGTGGCAAGAACAGCATGGAATGTACTTAAAGGAAGATTAGATGAAAGAATATGACCCACACGAAGCAATAGACTTTATATTTAAAACCGCACCGCAATACGCTAAAGCGTCAGGTGAACTGGCCCAGCTTGAGAACTTTCGGCATAGCCTAAAAGCTATAAAAATGTCACAAACTGAGGAACAATCGTTAGGCGCACAGGAGCGAGAAGCCTACCGTAGCCAAGACTACCAAGACCTTTGCAAAGCCATAGGCGTAGCGGTAGAACAAAAAGAAGCATTGCGCTGGCAATTAGAAGCTGCCAAGATGCGGGTAGATATTTGGCGAACAGAGCAAGCGTCTAATCGCAACATAGATAAAATGGTAAAATAAACAAAACCCCAAAGGTTCTGACAAACCAATGGGGCTTCTAACCACCACAATATAAAAGGTATTGCTATGGCTGAGCAAATTTTACCCCAAGATTTACACAAATTTTTTGAATACAAAAACGGCATTTTGTATTGGAAAGTCGATAGAGTTGCGAACAAATTAAAAGGAAAACCCGCAGGTTGCATAGACGGCAAAGGTTATTTGCAAACTAAAGTTAATGATGTTTCGTACAAAAACCACAGAATTATTTATGCCATGTTTCACAATGTTTGGCCTAAATTAATTGACCATATTGACGGCAACCCATTAAACAACGACATTAAAAATTTGCGTGAAGCCACAATTTCACAAAACACAATGAATTCAAAAATGTATTCACACAATACAACAGGCGTTAAAGGTGTTGAATGGAATAAAAGATTGCAAAGGTGGACTGTAAGAATACAAGTAAACGGCAAAAGAAAGTATTTTGGCTGTTACAAGGATATTGATTACGCTACTTTTGTGGCTGAAGCTATGCGTTATAAGTATCATGGTCAATTTGCTAACAATGGAAAATAAAATGAGAGAATTTGCCGAAGTATTTTTAGACCTGAACCGCATGATTAAAAAGCTACACAACGCCAAGCTAAAGCAAGACCACACACAGGCTTACCTAATTAGCTGTGATGTAACCGACTTAGCCCAAGAACTTGAGGATGTACTGCAAAACGATGCAAACATTCAATAAGATAATGAGGAACGCCTTTGCTACGCACATTGACTACGGTGCGTTTAAAGGTTTAATTCCTACAAATCCTGCCTTTTGCCCTAGCAATATTGACGGAATAGCCGAGCGCAACGGCAAGTTTTTGGTGATGGAATGGAAACGGCCCAACGAAAAAGTTAGTGATGGGCAACGCAGATTACTACAAGCCTTTGCCAAAACGCATAATTTTACGGTGGTCATTGTGCAAGGCAATACCGATAATGAAATGGTCATCGAGGAATTTTGGCAAGTACCGCCTTTTGGCTCATGTGTAAAATTGGGTCAAGGAGTTGAGGAATTTAAAGCCTTTTATGTAATGTGGTATGAATACGCAAACCAAAAAACATTATGACAAAGTTGCCCGACTTGGCTGTATCTTATGCCGACAATTTGGATTTAAAGACACCCCCGCAGAAATCCATCACATTAGACGATTTGGTGGGTTGCGAGAAAACGCAGAAGTCATACCGCTATGCCCCGAACATCATCGAGGGAATACAGGTGTTCACGGACTTGGGGCTAAAGGATTTGAGCGTAGATACAATCTTACTCAAGAAGATTTGCTTACCTACACGGAGAGGTTGCTCGCTATAGATGAGTGATTTGTATTTAGGCGATTGTTTAGAGGTAATGCAAACTATACCTGATAAATCAATAGATGCCATTATTTGTGATTTGCCTTACGGCACTACAGCCTGTAAGTGGGATAGCGTAATACCTTTTGAACCGCTTTGGGATGCTTACAAACGCATTATTAAAGACAATGGTGCAATAGTCCTTAATTCTGCACAACCATTTACTAGCGCTTTAGTAATGAGCAATCCCAAATGGTTTAAATATGAATGGATTTGGAACAAAAAAAAGCCAAGCAATTTTTTAAATGCCAATAGAATGCCATTAATGAACCATGAAAGTGTTTTGGTGTTTTATGCTTCTTTTGGTATATACAATCCACAAATGACAATTGGTAAAACAAGAACAAAAGGTGGTAAAAAATATGCCAATAATGGCTGTTACGGAAACTATAATGAAACAAAAAAAGTTTTATATAACAAATATTTTCCAAAAAGTATTATTGAAATTTCAAATGCACAGCAAAAAGGTAAAGTTCACCCAACACAAAAACCTTTAGATTTGCTTGAATATCTTGTAAAAAATTATACAAATGAAGGTGATACAGTATTAGATAACTGTATGGGTAGCGGAACAACTGGTGTAGCCTGTAAGAATTTGAACAGAAACTTTATTGGAATAGAAAAAGACAAATCATATTTTGAGATTGCAAAAAATAGGATTGCTAATGAATGATTGGGCGTTATTATTTGGAATGTTTGTGGTGCTATCACCATTTATAGCGTTTGTTATAGTTCTAAAGGGTCAAACCCCAACTCGTTAGCCACCGCTTTGGCACGGTTACGAAAGGTTTTATCGTGTTTAGTCCACGCATGAGTAACGGTATTCCACCTAGACGCATGAATCATCTCATGGGCCATAGTTCGAATTACTGTATCTAAATGACCACACCGAGCCGATGAAATAGTAATCGTATGGGCGTGGCTTTCGCCATCGTCATATAAGTAAGTACCCATTACATCGGGGTCGCAGTCCACAATAAATTTGACTTCTTCAGGTAACGGTAACTCCCAAGATGAGAACGGCTCTACGCAGTAAAGCATTGCGTATATATTCTCAATAATCTTGGGGGTTAGCTTCATACTTTCATAACTTGCCCACGGAAGTAGTACAAGCCTTTATCCTCATCAACAACTTCTGCTAGTTCAGGTGGCATAAGCCTACCGTTATTAAAGGTTAGCACAGCAAAACCTGACCGCCAGTTAAGGGGGTTATTTTCCGCATAAATGAACTGCTGGTCTTTAACGCAAGCCATCGTGCCTGTATCTACTCCATACCGTGTACCCGTATAATCAGTCCACGGGGTTACTTTAAGGCTATGTAAATGCCCCGAAACAAATGAAGTACCAGACTTTAGGATGTTGTTGTAAACGGCATGGATGCCATTATGCCAACGGTGCTTAATCATGCAGTTACCATTGACCATAACACTCCAATACCACTTCCATAAGGGCGTGTGGTCGGCTATGTCAAAGCCTTTAATACCCTCGTACTGAGGTAAAACATTCGATAATTTGCCAGAAAAGCGTAGGTCATGGTTACCAATGGTTATTAGTAGTTTGCACCCAGCAGGGCGCACGGCTTCAATATCTGCCAGCCTTTCTTGCGTTTCTTCCAATTCTTCTTTAACGGTGGGGTGATGTTGCCAACCAATACGGTGATGGGCTGAAATGGTGGCAAAGTCAAACAAATCGCCATTTAAGATTACAAACTTGGGTTTTAAATATTTGACGCATTGCACAAATGCACGGTGGGCGGTGGTGATGTATTTGGGGTTGTAATGACAGTCAGAACCTACAATGATGACCCCGTTATCTAAATTAATGTTGCATTGGGTTTGTTCATCTGGAATATAAATATCGGGGCGACCACGGTTGTCCACCGCTTTAAGAATTGTGTCGTATTTTTTCTCAATACTTGCTCGTCTTTTAAGCACCGCACGGTACGCAATTCCTGTAATTTTGGCGATAGCTGCGACTGATTCGTGTTGTTTCCAGAGTGCTATAAATTCTTCATCGGATACTTTTATAGTCATACAAGACCTGATTCGTGATAAAGTTAGCTTATCTTAACCGAAATTTGTTAATAATCAATGCCATACGCTCGTAAGGTTGATGTAAACCAAACAGAAATAGTAGAAACCCTTAGAAAAGCGGGGGCAGATGTATACATTTTGTCGATGGTTGGGCGTGGAATCCCTGATTTGATGGTGTGCTACAACGGTGAAACAATCTTGATGGAAGTCAAGCGTGACGCAAAAGCCAAGTTCACCAAAGACCAACTTAAGTTCATCGCAAACTGGAAGGGTGGGCCACTTAGCCGTGTTGATTCACCCGAAGCTGCGCTACGAGCGATTGGATTAGTTCGTGTTGTTGAACAATCTTAAAGTCACCGAATACAACCAAGACTACTATGACGAGCATAAAGATGCTGGTCTTGATTACCTTGGGCATGGCTACTGGCAAGAGGAATATGCCAAAATGGTCACAGAAGCCTGTAAAACGCCCCGTGACGGCTTTGTGGTTGATGCTGGGTGTGCGTGTGGCTCAATCCTAAAAGGCTTTCATAAGCTAAATATGCGGGTTTTAGGGGTAGATTTGAATGAATCCATGATTGGGTTAGGTCGTACCCATTTTGGGTATTACGCCAATGAGCTTGTTTGTGGCTCAATCGCTGACACCCCCGCATTGACTGAAAGCGTGGATTTAGTGCATACCGCACAGGTGTTGGAGCATATTCCGCAAGACCAAATGGATGCCATTTTGCATGAATTTTCAAGAATTTTAAAGAAAAACGGTAGATTTTTCATATGCTTAGACGCAGTCAAGGATGGCGAAACCAAAGAAATGTATATGGGTGACCCGACCCATGTGAACATTCAGCCGATTCGTTATTGGTACGAGTTATTTCACAAGCACGGCTTTATGTTTGATGTAGAAGCGTATAACAAATTTGTTAGGTCTAAATACAAACCAACAGCCGACAAAGACGAGAACTTTTTTAACGCTTACCCTTATTGGAGTGTGTGGATTTTGCAAAAAACCTAATATAATTGGGTAACTACAGGAGTTTTTATGCCCCTAATTAAATCAGGTAGCAAAGAAGCCGTAGGCAAAAACATCAAAAAAGAGATGAAAGCTGGCAAACCTAAAAAGCAAGCCGTGGCTATTGCCCTTTCAACCGAGCGTAAATACGCCAAAGGCGCACGCAAAGCCAAACTTGAAGATGCTTACGCCAAATACATTGAGGAAAAAGCATGAGCCTTTACGAGAATATTCATAAAAAACGAGCTAGGATTAAGGCTGGTTCAGGCGAAAAAATGAAAAAAGCTGGCGAAGAAGGCCGCCCAACCGCCCAAGACTTTAAAGATGCCGCTAAAACTGCTAAAAAGCCCCGCAGACAAGTAATTTCTGACGCTATGAAGGATATGTAATGTTTAAAAAAGAAAAGATTAAACCTGAGAATTCTTTGTTGCAACCGCACAAACAAACCTCGCTAGAAAAGAACCAAGATAAGCGTGAGAAGCGTAAAGCCGCATTAATGAAGCACTTTAATAAGTTTGCAAAGGATATGGCGTAAATGGCTACATTGGCTGAAGTTCTACGCCAAGCTGGATATGTAACACCCCAAGGTCAGGTGGTAGGCCCACGCACAACCACGGCTCAGACCATGAGCAATTACATTCGTAACATCATTCCCAATGCCGCCCAAAATTTAGCCCAACAACGAGCAGATATAGACGCTGCTTTAACAATGGGTGACCAAGGCATACAAGTAGGCGATAGAGCCGCATTTGAACGCCAAATGGCTCAAGTACCTAATTTAATGGGTAGTACAAATTTAACAAGAAAAGAATTGTTAAAACAAAAATTAGACGAAAATCTGCCAACTATACAAATTAACGACAAAACCATCCCTGTAACAATTCACAAAATAGAAGCCAAAGAAGGCAACAAGCTAGTCAATGTAAATCCCGCCACATTTGACGAAGCATTTAAACAAACTGATTGGCAATACATTGGTAAAAATGCCGAAGGTGGAAAACCTGAAAGAATTGCTGGTGTGCAAAAATATCTTGAAACTGGCAAACCAATGAACGCCAGTAACGCTGTTGTTAAAGACAATGGAACTATTGTGTTTGGAGATGGCAGACACCGATATGCAGTATTAAGAGATATGGGATTAGGGAAAATACCTATGTCTATGGATGAGAAGTCCATACAAAATGCAAAGAAGTTTGGTTATATAGACTAAATTTTCACAGGGGGAATCATGGAAACAAATCAGTTTTTGACGGCTGAAAACGCCAAACAATATTCACAAACAATGGATAAATACATTTATTGTCAAGACCTTACAAACTTGCCATTAGCTAGTAAAAGACTTGAACAATTTGAATATCAAATGTGGATGTTGGCTTGTAAATTAGGCTATTGCACAGAAGCTGATTGAATTGTAGAATTACCCTAACTAAATCAATCACTTGAGGTAGTATGGTTAATAAACAATTAAAAAATAATCCTAAAGGGGCAGGCAGACCAGCAGGAAGCCCCAATAAAAGCACCGCATTGGCTAGAGAAGCTATTGCACGGTTTGTTGATGGTAATAGCCATAAGTTACAAGAGTGGCTAGAAGCCATTGCTGATGACCCTAAATACGGCCCTAAACACGCATTTGACTGCTTTATGCAAGTGGCTGAATACCATGTACCTAAATTAGCCCGTACTGAGCATACTGGTAGTGAGGACAAACCCATTCGCTATGTGGTTACATGGAAGAAGTAGCCGACTACATTGATGTACCGATAGAGCTATACACCCCTAGAAGCGTATTTGAGCCATTCCACGACAGAACTCAACGCTGGGCTGTGATTATTGCTCACCGAAGGGCAGGCAAGACCGTAGCCTGTATTAATGACATTCTTTGGCGAGCTATGACCGAAGAAAAGGAAAATGCCCGATATGCGTATATTGCCCCGTACTATGCCCAAGCTAAGTCTATTGCTTTTGATTACCTTATGCAGTTTAGTGAGCCTGCTAGGGTCAAGCACAATATCTCTGAACTGTGGGTCGAGCTATTCAACGGGGCTAGAATTCGTTTGTTTGGTGCAGACAATCCTGACGCACTTAGGGGTTTATACCTAGATGGTGTAGTTCTTGACGAATATGCCGACATGAAGCCAAAGATATGGGGCGAGGTCATTCGACCTCTATTGGCTGATAGGCAAGGCTGGGCTACCTTTATCGGTACACCAAAGGGCCACAATACCTTTTACGACATTTACCAATACGCAACGCTGAATCGGGATGAGTGGTTTAGTTCCGTCTTACGGGCTAGTCAGACTAAGCTAATCGCACAGGCTGAATTGGATGATGCCCTAAAGTCCATGTCGATTGACCAATATCAGCAAGAGTTTGAGTGTTCATTTGAAGCTGCTATACTGGGTGCTATATACGGCACAGAGATGCGTTTGCTGACCGATGCTGGGCGCATTACTAAAGTAGAGTGCGACACCATGTTCCCAGTCCATACCGCATGGGATTTGGGCTACAACGATGCCACGGCTATTTGGTGGTTTCAGGTGGTGCATGGCGAGATTCGGGTATTGGATTACCACGAAGCCCACGGGCAACCGATTGTGTATTACGCCAACCAAATCAAAGAACGACCCTATGAATATGGCACACATTGGCTACCGCATGACGCTCGTGCAAAAACATTAGCAAGCGGTGGAAGGTCAATAATTGAACAATTAATGGATAAATTGCCCCTAAAAAGCGGAAATTTGTTTAAAATTGTTCCAAATCTGTCACTTCAAGACGGCATACAGGCAACACGCATGGCACTAGCAAGAACTTGGTTTGATGCCATGAAATGCCAAGAAGGGATAGAGTGTTTGCGTCAGTATCAAAGGGAGTACGATGAGGACAAGAAAGTATTTAGGGATAAACCCCGCCATGATTGGACTTCACATGGTGCGGATGCTTTCAGGATGCTTTCTATTGCTTGGCAGGATGAATCGGAAATTGCACGACAAAACGCACCGATTCGTGGCATTACTGTTGGGGCAAATGAAACGACCTTAGAGGAATTGTGGCGCAGCACACCGAAAACTAATTACCAAAGGTATTAAGTATGAACGATACGCTAAACAAGACTTATCAGGACTGGTACAACACCATCGCCCAGTATGACAAAGCATTTCGGGAATGGGAAGCAAGAGTACCCCGTATTATTAAGCGTTACCGTGATGACAGCCGTACCCGTAATAACCCAAATGCTCGCTTTAATATCCTTTGGTCAAATGTTCAGGTTATTAAGCCTGCTATCTTTGCAAGACTTCCCCGCCCCGATGTAAGCCGTAGATTCCGTGACAACGACCCGATTGGGCGTGTAGCGTCAATGATGCTTGAACGGGCGTTGGAGTATGAGATTGAACACTATTCTGACTACCGCTCCGCTATGGATAATGCGGTGCTTGACCGCTTATTGGGTGGGCGTGGCACGGCATGGGTGCGGTATGAGCCACATATTGTTGCCGAACAAAATGACCTAAACTCAGGCATTGCTGGTCAAGATGTTGGCAACGGAATACAGATTACAGAGGATGCCGATGAAGCCGAAACGCAAGACGCTGAACTATTGGAATCGGAAGAACGCATTGAATATGAGTGCGCCCCTGTTGATTATGTGCATTGGCGTGACTTTGGTCATACTGTTGCTCGTACTTGGGAAGAAGTAACTGCCGTATGGCGTAAAGTCTATATGAGCCGCCAAGCCCTGATTGACCGCTTTGGCGAGGAAGTTGGTAGTCGTATCCAGCTAGATACCAAGCCTGAGAACGACAAGTGGGCTACAAAGCAGATGACTGCCGAGCATTACCAAGCTTGTATCTACGAGATTTGGGATAAAGAACAAGGCAAGGTCTTTTGGATTAGCAAATCAATGGGCGAAATTCTTGACGAAAAGGATGACCCATTACAGCTTGAAGGCTTTTTCCCATGCCCCAAACCTTTGTATGCCACCCTGACCACAGATAACCTTGAGCCTGTGCCCGACTTTGTTCTTTACCAAGACCAAGCCAAGCAACTTGACACATTGGCTGACCGTATTGACGGATTGGTAAACGCCTTGCGTGTGCGTGGTGTGTATGACGCTTCTGAATCTAGCCTAGCCCGACTGTTCTCTGAAGGCGAGAACAACACTCTTATCCCTGTCAAGAACTGGCAAGCATTTGCCGAAAAACAAGGTATGCGTGGGGCGATTGACCTTGTTGACCTAGCCCCATTTGCCCAAGCCCTACAAATGGCTTATCAGGCAATGGAGCAAGTTAAGGGCCAAATCTACGAGATTATGGGTATTGCCGACATTCAGCGTGGTCAGACCGACCCTAATGAAACGCTTGGCGCACAGATTATTAAGTCCAATAACGCTGCGGGTAGGCTTAAATACCTACAACACGCAGTCGTGGATTTTGCTACTGAACTGTTGAAAATCAAAGCGCAGATTATCTGCAAGCATTTCACGGAAGATACTATCGTGAAAATTAGTGGTGCAATGCAGTTAAGCCCACAAGACCAACAGTTAGTGCCACAAGCATTGATGTTGCTTAAAGATGAACCCGCTAAGAACTTCCGTATCGAGGTGACTAGCGATTCCATGATTTACCAAGACGAGCAACAAGAAAAGGCTGACCGTGTCGAGTTCTTGACCGCAGTTAGTCAGTTTATGAACCAAGCCTTACCAGTAGCCACCCAAGCACCTGAATTAACTCCGTTGCTCATGGAAATGCTCAAGTTTGGCGTAACCGCATTTAAGGCTGGAAAAGGTATGGAAGGGCTTATTGATGAAACTGCCGACCAATTTAGAAATCAAGCTAAAGCGTTGGCGGGCCAGCCCAAAGAACCACCACCTGAAGTGCAAAAGATTCAGGCTCAAACCCAAGCCAAGATGCAAGAGCTTCAGATGGCTGCCCAACTCAAACAGCAGGAAATGGCTGCCGAGATGGAATTGGAAAAGGCTAAACAGGAGTATCAGGCACAGGAGAATCAGCTTAAATTCCAACTGGAAGAACAGCGTAACGCTCAAGACCGTGAGATGGAGATGAAACTGGCTCAAATGAAGATGATGACTGAGCGCAATACCCAACTTCTATTGGCTTACATTAACAATGGGGCTAAGATTGAAACGGCTCGTATTAGTGCTGGTGTAGATAGTGGTGAAGGAATTGCCGAGGAATACACCATGGATGAGGATATGCTAAAGGCTCAAGAACATCCGTTAGCCCCCATAGCCAACGCTATTGCCCAAGGTAACCAAGAAATGACGGCTACTTTAGGTGCTTTAATTGAAAGACTTAACCAACCCAAACAAGTTGTTCGTGATGAGAACGGCAAAATCATAGGAGTGCAATAATGCCATCAAACCTTAAATATTCCAACGGTACTCGTAACGCCCAACAGGTTGGTTTAATTACCTACGCTGGGTCAGGTGCGTTAATTAACATTTATTCAGGTAGCCAACCCGCTAACGCCAATACTGCCATATCAGGGCAAACCCTACTGGTTACCCTTACAGTAACAGGCTCATTTGGTACTGATAGCAACGGTACGATTACCTTATCAACTGTAACCAACGGCACGGCAGTAGCTACTGGCACAGCGTCATTCTTCCGTATTACCCAATCCGATGGCACAACCGTAGTCATGGATGGCTCGGTAGCTACAAGCGATGCCGACTTGGTGCTAAACAATACAAGTATTGCTACAGGTCAGGTTGTCAGCATTTCTGCAGGTACGATTATCAGAGCAAACCAGTAAGGATAAATTATGGCTTTAGTCCTCAAGGATAGGGTCAAAGAAACTACGACCACGACTGGCACAGGCTCGTTTAGCCTTGCGGGGGCAGTTACGGGCTATGATTCGTTTGGTCAAATTGGTAACGGCAACACCACTTATTACGCTATTTACTTAGACGGTGGCTCTGAATGGGAAGTGGGTATTGGTACTTATACCGCACCCTCAACCTTATCTCGTGACACCATCCTAGCTTCTAGCAATAGCGGTAGTGTAGTTACATTTAGTGCAGGGCAAAAGACCATTTGGTGCGATTACCCCGCAGGCAAGGCTGTTTATACCGATGCTAGTGGCTCAATATCTGAGCCTATTGTCAATATTTCAGGCTTATCGGGGGCTATTTCCACGGTTGATACCATTGCGTTTGACACCACTTATGCCACAACTTTGACGGCTGGGCAGATTGGATGGAACGGCAACGACACGCTTGGATTAGGGATGATTGGCGGCAATGTAATCCAACACATTGGTGAGGATACATTCTTTTATGTCAAAGCCAGTTCTGCTATTACCAAAGGTCAGTTATGTATGTTTACTGGCGCAGTCGGGTCAAGTGGCGTACTAACTGCCGCCCCCGCTACTGCCATTCCTTACGCTGAAGCCATTATTGGTGTGGCTGCCGAAAACATCGCTTTAAACGGCTTTGGATTGGTGCAAAACACAGGAACATTAAAAGGGGTAGATACTTCTGCCTTTTTAGATGGGGATATTCTTTATTACAATTCTGCCGTAACAGGCGGGTTTACAAAGACTTTCCCTGCTAGTGGCCCAATCGTTATCGCTGCCGCAGTCGCTAAAGCTGGTTCTGGCGGTTCAGGCATCCTTACTATTCGTATTTCATTCCAAACAAGGGTAACGGCTGGCACAGGAATGTCAGTTACTCAAGGCAATGATGTCGTTACGGTAACGAACTCTGCCCCCGACCAAACGGTATCTTTAACGGCTGGCACGGCAATAACGATTACAGGAACATACCCCAACTTTACGATTGCTAACTCTGGGGTGACCCAATTAACAGGCACAGCCAACGAAATTGATGTATCGGCAAGCACAGGCTCGATTACTTTAAGCCTACCCGCAACCATAAATGTGGATATTACGGGAAATGCCACAACGGTAACAAATGGGGTATATACAACAGGTAGTTATGCAGACCCGTCTTGGATAACTAGCCTAGATGGAAGTAAAATAACAGGAACACTTGACGGTGGCTCATTCTAAAGGAAGCAAGTATGGCAACGACAATTAAGCTAAAAAACAGCGTAACGACTACAAACGCACCCAGTTCATTAGTTCAGGGTGAAGTCGCTATCAATATTACCGATAAAAAGGTATGGGTTGGCAATGCTGCCACAACCCCAATTCAACTGTTAGGTGCTGGCGCAAGCGGAACATTCGGTGCGCTGACTTGCACATCCTTGACTAATTCAGGACTGACAAGCGGTCGGGTTACATACGCAAGCACAGGCGGTTTATTAGCAGATTCCGCTAACTTTACCTTTAATGGCACTACAGTAACAATGGCGAATGATGCCTCTATCTCAGGTCTTACTGTTGGTAAGGGTGGTGGTGCTGTAGCTAGTAATACTGCACTTGGTTTAAGTGCTATTGCGGCATCGGCTACAGGAACAGAAAATACTGCTGTTGGTGCAAGTGCATTAACAAGTTTGACATCAGGCTCGCACAATACTGCTGTTGGTAGAGTTTCCTTGCAGTTAAACACTACTGGAACTGGTAATTCCGCCATTGGTCGGCAAGCATTAAATCAAAATACTAGCGGTGGATACAATGTAGCTGTTGGCTATACTGCTTTATTATCCAATACAACAGGAAGTTATAGTATCGGTGTAGGAACTGAGGCTGGATACTTTAATACAACTGGTGAAATTGTTGGTGTTGGCTATCAAGCCTTAAAAGCAAACACTACTGGTAATTACAATACTGCAATAGGTAACATAGCATTAACTTCAAATACAACTGGTGCAAATAATGTAGCAGTAGGTAGAGATTCTTTAGCTTCCAACACCACCGCATCTTATAACACCGCAGTAGGCTATCAGGCTCAATACACAAACACAACTGGAACAGGAACTGCTTTTGGTGCTTTTGCCCTTAAATCAAATACCACAGGAACAAACAATACTGCTCTAGGTGGATATGACAATTCATCAGGTGTATATGGTGCATTACAATCGAATACTACTGGTTCATACAATGTTGGAGTAGGGACTGGTGCTTTACAAGCAAACACCACCGCATCTTATAATACTGCAATAGGCTATCAGGCTGGGTATAGTGTTACAACTGGAGCACAGAGTGTATTTGTTGGCTATCAAGCTGGAAATTCTACAACTGGCACAGAAAATTGTTTTGTGGGTTCTAGTGCTGGTTTAAATAATACAACTGGAAATTATAATACTTATGTAGGTCGTGGTGTTTCCACTGCTGCTGGGTATTTAATGACCACAGGCTCTAAAAACACCATCATTGGTGGCTATTCAGGCAATCAAAACAGTTTGGATATCCGCACATCAAGTAACTATATTGTGATGAGTGATGGGGATGGGAATCCTAGAGGTATTTTTGATAATAATGGAAACTTTTATGTCGATACAACTCAAGCTAGTGCAACTAACACTCAGGGAATGTTCGTAAAAGCAGGAACAGATACTTATGCTTCTATTGGTCATGCGTCAGGCGTTGGAACAGGAAATGCTTATGCTGTATTTTTATACAACGGTGGAAGTATTGGAACAATTACTCAAAACGGAACGACTGCTGTTGCATACAATACAACATCAGATTATCGTTTAAAAGAAAATGTTGTACCAATGACAGGTGCTTTAGCTAAGGTATCTCAGCTAAAACCAGTTACTTATAAGTGGAAATCGGATGGTTCAAATGGTCAAGGATTTATTGCCCATGAACTACAAGCTGTTGTGCCTGATTGTGTAACTGGCGAAAAAGACGCTGTTGATGCAGACGGAAAACCTAAATATCAAGGTGTTGATACATCATTCTTAGTAGCTACCTTAACAGCCGCAATCCAAGAACTTAAAGCAGAAGTGGATTCACTAAAAGCACAACTTAACAAATAGGAGTAGATATGACTGATATTCAAGAAATTACCGCAGAAGAAATTGCTCGCCATTATTCAGCCGCAATGGATTCAGTAAACCTCATCAATGCTGGTAAGCCCGAAGATATGGCTGATGATGAGTGGGCTGATACTGTTGCTCGGAACAAAGAGCATCTCAAGATTATGCTGGCTAAAGACTTTTGGACTACGGAAGATTTAGCACCGCTAGAAGCCGCCAGCAAATAGTTTTTTAACAACCTGAAGGAGTGAAAATGGGAAACGAAAAAAAGACCCCCATTAAAGTCGATGAAGTTGAGTATTTTTATGAGGATATGACCCAAGAACAACAAAACTTGGTCAATCATATTGAGGATTTGGCTCGCAAAATCAACAGTTCGCAGTTCAATCTTGACCAGTTACGCATTGGTCAGCAAGCATTTGTTAATTTATTGAAAGAAGCATTAACTAAAAAACCTGAAACGGTACAGTAATGCTTGGATTTAACGCCTTTTCCGAACAGGCAATATCGGACATTAGCTTACCCGTTATTACGGGTATTCTGTATGCAACGGATAACAATGACACCGCTAATTTATCGGGTCAAGTTCTCGTTGAAGGCGTTATTTCTACCACCGATGGCACGGATTATGCCCTTTTAAGCGGTGAAAACAGGGTTGATGGGGTATTAGATACCACCGATAACCCTGATACTGACCAATTTACAGGCGCAGTAGCCGTAAATGGCGTACTAAGTGCTACAGATGGCACAGATACCGCTAGTTTGACGGGTGAAATAGCCGTAGATGGCGTAATTTTGACGACTGACGGTAACGATGTAGCCTTGTTAGTGGGTGAATTAGGGCCTGAACCGCCCTCAACGATGGATACCCATGACGGATTTACGCCTGAAGAAATCCGTAGGGCTAGAAACCTAGACCGCAAGATTCGGGAAAAACAATTAGCCCTTTATAAGGCACAACAAGAAGCTAAGAAACGGAGAAAGCAACAACTCCGTGACTTGGTTGACCCACCAAAAATTGTTGCAAAACAAAAACAAAATAAACTACAATCTATTCAAGAGGTTAAGGCTGATATACCGTCAGTCGATACTACAGAACTAGAGCAGTCTATCGCCTACCTTGAGAACCAACGCAGTAAGTTAGCTAGGGCGGTAGAACTGAGAAAGCAACAAGCCTATATTCAGGCACAGTTAGCGATTCTTGAAGCCCAGCGTGCTGCTGAGGACGATGATGAAGAAACGCTACTGATGCTTTTATGACACCATACGCCCAGTATAAAAAAGGCTTAGATTTACTACACTTAGGTCATTACCAATCAGGCTTTCGCCTGTATGAATTTCGTTGGCATCCCAAAACCCGTGAAGCATCGGGCGAAAAGTGGGAAAAGTTTATAAAAGCCCCCAAATGGAACGGTGAACGCCTGTACGACAAACACATTACCGTGCAGATGGAGCAAGGTTTTGGCGATGTAATTCAATTTGCTCGCTTTTTACCTATGCTCAAAGCTTGGGGCGCACGGGAAGTATCGGTCATGTGCCACAAATCCATGATGCAGTTGCTAGGTCAAATGGACTGCATTGATACCCTGTCTTGTATAAGAGATGAGGGCAGACCGATGGAAGCCGATTATTGGATTGGAAGCATGAGTTTGCCCCATTTCGCCCTACACGCCCCGTTGTATGTGCGTCAGTCATTCCCTATTAGCCAAACCAAAATTGTAGGCTCTGAGGGCTATTTAAACGCCATTCCAAGCGGTATTGAGCGTAAAGTAGGGGTTAACTGGCACGCTAGTACTGGGCCGCTTCATTATGTTAAATCGGTGGATGTTCAAATTGTGCGAGAAATGCTTGGTAATCATGCCTATTCGCTTAATCTCAACACCGATGACATATTCCAGCCTTTACCGCCCGATGGTTGGAAAGATAACTTCTATCGTACCGCTTGTCACATGAAATCTATGAAAGCGGTTGTAAGCCCTGATACTGCTACGGCTCATTTGGCTGGTGCATTAGGGGTCAAATGTTTTTTACTATTGCCTGACGAAGAATACATTTGCTGGCGATGGAAACATGGGGTGTGGTACGACAGCATTGTGCCACTTAGAAAGCAAGAATGGCAAAAACTGCCACATTTATTGGAGAAACTATGATTTGCCCGAAGTGTGGATATTCCGAAGGCAACCATGTCGAAGCCAAAACGGATAAAGAAAAATACCTCGATTTTTGGGGATATGCTCTAGGCACGCCCGAAGCCGAAGAAGCTTGGCGGCTTAAACAAGAAATGACTGCACGGGAAGCCCCAATGGTTATGTCAGATATTGATGGGTATGTATCTCAAGTTGATGGCACATGGATTAAAAGCCGTAGCCACCATCGGGAACACCTTAAACAGCACAAGATGATTGAATTAGGCAACGATGTGCCTATGCAACATAAACCTGTTGAACTAAGCCGTAAAGAACAGGAAGCCCGTAAACGCAAGATTGCCGAACTTGCTTACGCCAAACTAAACTATCGTTAAGGAGCAGACATGGCAGACCGCAGAGAAATGTTGGAAGCAGCGTTAGAGGATGTACTTGAGCCACAAGATGAGGGTAAACCCGTAGATACAGAGGAAGAAGTCCATGCGCAGAGTGAAGTCGAAGTTTCTCAAGACGAACCAGTACGGGATGAAAAAGGTCGCTTTGTCGCAAAAGAGGAAACGCCTACAACGGAAGCAAGCGTTGAGAATATTGCAGAAGATACGACTGAAGCCGAACAACCCGAAGAACAGCTTGCGACTAGCGATATACCAAAGCCTACAACTTGGAAGAAAGACTTATTACCTTTATGGGATAAGATAGCTAAAGGCGAAACATTAACTGCGGAAGAAAGTAGAAAGCACCTTGAATACCTTAATCAACGAGAAAACGAATTTAAAAAAGGCGTTAGCGTATATAAAGCGGAAGCGGAACGAGCAAAGGCACTTGAGGAAGCGATTAATCCATTCATACCTGAACTCCAAGCACAAGGAATCCACCCAGCCGCATGGATAAACAATCTTGGTCGGGCGCATTTTATTTTAAGCAAAGCTCCCTATGAGCAAAAAGTACAGTTGTTTCATAGACTTGCACAAGATTATGGAGTAAACTTAAATGGTGAATCACAACCTGCTGCACCGACTGATGCTTATACACAACAGTTAATGCAACAACTTTATCAAGTTAATCAAGAGGTTAGCTCGATTAAAGGCAGGTTTGAGCAAGAAGAACAACAACGCTTAGTTAATGAGATTGAGCGTGTTAGAAGTGACAAAGAGCGGTTTCCGCACTTTGATATGGTTAGGGAAGAAATGGCTCAACTACTTGAGCTAGGTAAAGCCCAAGACCTTGAAACGGCTTATGCCAAAGCTGTGCGACTGAACGATGAAGTTTGGGGCTTAGAGCAGGAACGACTCCTGAATCAAGCTAAAAAACAAGCATCTAGGTCACAGCAAGTAGCACGAGCTAAAGCAACGGCTGTTAGCCCGAAATCCGTTACACCTAACGGGGTTCAAGCGAAAGTCGAAGCAAAGGACAGGCGTTCTCTACTGATGGCGCAATTAGCCGATGCAGAGAGCGGTAGGCTTTAATTAACTTAAAAAGGATATATCATGGCATTTGCTAACTCAGCAATCACCGATATTATCGCTACCACCATTCAAAGTCGTAGCGGTGAATTGGCTGATAACTTAACGCAGAACAATGCGATTCTGCAAAGACTTAACTCCAAGGGCAATGTACGCCCATTTTCGGGTGGTAATGTGATTTTGGAAGAAATCATGTACAACGACCCCAACACCAACAACGCTAACTCGTATAGCGGTTATGAAGTATTGAACATTGCTCCTGATAGCCCAATCTCGGCTGCTCAGTTCAAAATTGCTCAGTACGCTGCTGCCGTAACGATGAGCGGTTTGGAAATGCTCCAAAACTCCAGCAAAGAAGCAATCATTGACCTGTTAGATGGTCGTATGCAAGTTTCTGAAGCTCGCCTTTTGAACCGCATTTCTAGCGACCTCTATGGCGATGGAACTGGTAACGGTGGTAAGAACATTGACGGCTTGGCTGCTGCTGTTTCTGTTTCCCCAACCACAGGTACTTACGGTGGTATTAACCGTGCAAACTGGTCTTTCTGGCAGAACCAAGTAACTACTGGTTTAACCGCCAACAATACTTTGGCTAAGATGACCGAAGCTGCTATTAAGCAGGTTCGTGGCACAGACAAGGCTGACCTTTACATTGCAGGTAACACCGCATATCAGTATTTCGTAGGCGCATTGCAAGCAATTCAGCGTATTACTACCGAAGAATCGGGTGCTGCTGGTTTCGCATCCCTCAAATTCTACGGTGGCGGTACTTCTGCTGATGTTGTACTTGGTGGTGGTATTGGTAGCCAACAGTCCGCAGGTTATATGTATCTGTTGAACACCAACTACATTTTCTTCCGCCCACACAAAGAGCGTAATTTCGTACCGATTGGTGGTGAGCGTCAAGCCATTAACCAAGACGCTATCGTTAAGCTCTACGGTTGGGCTGGAAACCTAACTACCAGCAACGCTCAGTTGCAAGGTATTTTGACCACCTAATTTGTAAAGGAAAATAATCATGGCTTATTCAGTTCTGCCCATTGCGGGCGTTAATTTAGATGGTATTACCCCCAAAAGCTTTGAGTACACTAACGGCTCAACCGCTATTGGAATCCCTAGTTTTGGCCCTTTAGGTGCTGAAACCTTTGGTTCTGATGGTAAGCGTTATGTATTCGCAAAAGCTGGCGGTGCTATTGCCGCAGGTGCAACCGATGTCAGCATTAATGCTTCCACTTTCGCAGCTACGGCTGGCGGTGGTACATACATTGCTGGTGCAGAGTCGTTGGTTTCTGGCGACTTTGGTTGGTTCGGTGCTACTAGCGTCTAATCAAAAATTGTAGTAAAAACAAGGGGCTATCTCGAAAGGGGTAGCTCCTTTTTCTTTTAACCGTAGTACCTAAACCACTTTAGGAGATTTAAATGATTGAAAGCGATGTGCAAGACGCAGATTCTCGTTTGGCAGTTAAGTTTTATAAGCGAGCAGTCAAACTAGAGCATGAATCCAACGAAGCAGGCAGACCAATTTACAAAGACTTTGACTTTGTACGCATTCAGGTTGCTGGCGATAATCTAACGGAAATCGACACCTACGCCCACGAAAGCCATAAACAACGCTTTCCAAAGCAATGGTTACAGTATCAAGCAACTCAAGATTCAAGTAGCGAAATCATCGGAACGCCTGTAGAACAATGGCCTTTAATTAGCCAATCCCAAGCCCAAGAACTGCGGGGAATTAAGTTCTTTACCGTAGAATCCATTGCCAACGCTTCTGACCTACAGTTACAACGCATTGGCATGATAGCTGGTATGTCACCCCATTCGTTTAGGGATAAAGCACGCACATTCTTAAATCTTGCCGAAGAAACCGCAGAAGCAAGCAAGCGAGCAGAAGAAATTAATCAGTTAAAGCAAGAACTTGCCAAAAAAGATGAGGAAAATGCTAGAATTAAGGCTGAAACTGATGCGAAGCTGGCTCAAATGCAAGAGCAAATGGCAGCTATACT